ACTGCAAAGCGTGGACGCGCCAACACTGGCGACCAATTCGCTTATGGCACGATGAACTTCACACTGAACGACACTTACGCCGACGGAGTCTTCAACCCATTCGACACAACTTCTCCGTACTTTGATCCGAACAATAATCAGCCTGGACTTGCACCGCTTCGCGAAGTCCGTTTCTCTCGATACAGCTCAACCAATGTCAAAGAACTTTTGTGGGTCGGCTACATCGTGAACTACGACTACACCTTTACGCTCGGCGGACTAGACACAGTGACCGTAAATTGCGCGGACTTCTCCTACCAATTAGGGCAGACCTTTCTTGCTGAATGGAATGTCACAGAACAGCTCTCGAGCGAGCGTTTTGATGACCTGCTAGATCTGCCAGAAGTCGCCTACACAGGCACACGGAGCATTGAGACAGGTGTGGCGACCCTTGGCGGATCAGCCGCCTACACAGTCGCCAACGGTACATCGGTCGCAGGGTACGCCAACAAAATCAATGAAGCCGAGCAGGGCAGGATCTTTGTAAATCGTGAAGGCACGATTGTCTTCCAATCGCGCATCGGACAGACACTTGGAGTCCCTGTTGCCGAGTTCCATGACGACGGCACCCAGATCGGCTACTCGGCTATAGACATCTCTTTTCAAGCCGACACAGTGATCAATCGCGCGTCTATTCAGCACGCTGGAGCAACATCGCCAGAAGTAGCAGAAGACCTAGCATCTCAAGCCTTGTATCTTGTGCAGACCCAGTCGATCACCGACTCACTCCTGCACAATGACGCCGCAGCTCTCACACTTGCCGAATATCTAATCAGTCCAGATCCCGAAGCACGCTTCAACTTCTTAGGCACAGAGTTCCCCGGCACAGCCGCACTTGACCAAGACACACTTGCGCTCCTCGATGTCGGCGACTTAATTAACATCCAAAAGTCAATTACCACTTCGGCAGGCCCAACCCAATTTGCACAAGACCTCACCATTGAAGGACTTGAGCACCGATTGACTTTGTCGGCTGGGCACGCAGTCACCTACTTCACCTCGCCGACCACGATCGTCTATGAGCTCATCTTGGATGACATTGTGTATGGCACACTTGACCAAGAAAATGTCTTAGGATAAACATATGCCAAACGAGCAAACAAGCGTCCCACTTTTTACCGCTGGCGAGGTATTGACCGCCGCCAATATGAATATCAGCGCGGGAACTGGCGTCCCGGTCTTTACTAACACGACTACGCGTGACGCGGCTTTTGGTGGCGCAGGCGAAAAGGTGCTTGCAGAGGGCCAGCTTTGTTACCTTTCTGATTCCAACATTGTTCAATATTATTCTGGAGCTTCGTGGGCTACTGTTGGGCCTGCATCGTCTGGCGCGTTAGTGCGTGTTGGTGGCGGCACTTTGTCAGGTTCTAGCACAGCGTTTGCAAATGTTTTTAGTGCTACTTATGAAGCATACAAAATTATTATTACTGGCGGAACTTTAAGCACTACGGCTTATGTAAAAATGATTTTAGGTGCTACTACAAGTGGTTATTTAAGTGCTCAACCTGGAAGTAATTTTAGCACTGGTGCTTTTAGTACTGGTTTGCAAAATAGTGGAACTGGATTTTTTGTTGGATATGCGGCAGGTGAGTTTGGTTCAGATATTACGATTGTTAGTCCACAATTAGCAAGATACACTCATACCAGTTCATCACTTGGTTTTGTTGATGGAAATGTTGGCGCGTCACATAATGGAGTGTTAGAAAACACCACGCAATACACAGGTTTTACTTTGTCAGCAACTGGTGGCACTTTTACTGGAACAGTAAACATTTACGGATACGCACTTAGTTAGGGCATGACATGACAACACCACAAATTCGCATAATTGACGGTGACACGGTGACAGACCGTGACATGAACGCAGACGAACTTGCAATTTATAAAGCAATGCAAGACGATGCAAAAGCACAAGCTAAAGCGCAAGCCGATGCAGCCATTGCTAGACAGGCCGTACTTAACAGGCTAGGAATTACAGCCGATGAAGCCGCGCTACTACTTGGCTAGTGTGATGCTTGCACTTGCCCTGACCGCTTGTGCAGACCGCTACCGCGAAAATTGCAATACCACAAAAGCTGACGGAATACTAGAAAGGCGTTGCCCATGAACCCAGACAAACGCCTAAGCAACGAACAAATCAAAGCTCGACTAATCCTCATCGTAGGAATCGGACTGACCGCATCCTTCGTCATGGCAATCGCATCACTCATCTTCGGACTGCTCTTTGTCGTGCAACCTACAGAGCAGTCTCCCAATGACGCCGAAGCATGGGGAGTCTTGTCGCCGATGCTCATGACTTTGGCAGGCGGCTTGATCGGTCTGCTCGCTGGCAACGGACTTAAAGACCGTCCTAAAGATCCACCTACATTATGAGCGTGATCCCAGCGAACCCAGCAATCCCAAACTCAAGACCGTACACAGGTAACTCGGACGGAGCCGCAGCTGGCCCTAGAAGCGGAATGGACGAATGGATCAGACAAGCGATTCGCTACGGCAACGGAGCCTTCTGGAACAATGGGTCGTGGGGCGTAAGAAAAATGCGCGGATCCGAAAATCTGTCAGTGCATGCCACAGGGCGCGCAGTAGATCTTTCATACCGCAAGTCAGAACAACATCCGAACGCAAGTCGCAAAGGATCAGTTGCCTTTTTAAACATCGTTACCGCTAACGCGAACGCGCTCGGACTTGAATGCGTACTTGATTACATTGCACCATTCGGACGCGGCTGGAGATGCGACCGACAAAAGTGGCAGAAATACACCAAAGAAACTATTCACGGCGTACCGGGCGACTGGCTCCATTATGAAATCTCGCCTGCTATGGCAGACTCTCCAGCCCTTGTCAAACAAGCCTTTCAGAGAGTGTTCGTCGAAATCCCCCAATAGCGCACACTGATCCTCTATGGTCGAAGTACCGACGATAGGAGTGAAATTATGACCGAACCAAAAGTCTTCATCTATGAGGTAGGTCGGTGCTCAATGGACAACGGACAAGAAATACTTGTTCAGATCTTTAGACACGAAGACACCCACAAAATCATCCGCGCCCAAATCGCCTTCCGCACATTGGCTGGCGACAGCTGGGGCGTCCCAACAGAATTGAGTTTTCAACAATGAGCTATTTAACGATCAAAATCTTTGCATGGGTAACTATAGGGCTATGTCCTTTTGTGCTCCTCTGGGACGCTTCTAAAGCGCCTGAAGGCATGTCTCAAGTGAGCCCCGTGACTTCCTACGCCACTATCCCACTAGGCACACTGCCAGTCGTAGTCACACCCCCCGTCACTACGCCGGCTACAGCTTGCGCGCAAGCTCTCAACCTTGCCTTGAGTGTTGGATGGCCTGCCACCGAAACACCGACTTTGATGCGCGTTCTAAAGCGTGAGTCAAATTGCACGCCAGACGCATTCAACCCTCGAGACACCGCAGGCGGCTCTTACGGCTATATGCAAATCAACGGATTCTGGTGCACCCCTTCGGCATACTGGCCCCAAGGTTGGCTACAAGCGAAAGGAATCTTGACAGTGTGCGACGAATTGTTTGATCCCAAAGTAAACCTCACCGCAGCTCTCGCAGTGTGGCATAATTCTAAATGGACACCTTGGAACCTTCCGAAGTGACCGAAGAGCCTTATCCCGAAACTGGTATCACAGAGGAGACCCGACAGATGTATCCCGAAAACTATTCCGACAAATACAACAAAGTATTCAAAGAGTTCATAGATGACATTATGCGCCCTAATCATGTAGCGCGCCCAATAGATCGACTAGACGATAACGAAATACTTTTAGACGAACTCACAATTATTTACGATGCACACATGACGATCGGCGGAGAGCAAAACCGATTCAATGCAAGTGTGATTCGTGCGGCGATTAACTGCATCCGGGCTTACTCCGCATGAACGATCTCCAACTCTTTGCACCTACACGCGGACTCGGCGCATACCGTGAAGAATGTGCCATAGACCGAAACACCGTCATCATCTCACCCAGCGCAAAACCGACTTCTGCAAGTGCAGCTCTAAACGCCTTGCCTAAATCGGGCTCAAAGCGTAGGCGCGTCTATGAGTACCTAAAGCAGACAGGCGGAGCGACAGACGAAGAGATTGAGCGCGCATTGGGCATCTCTGGCAACACTGTCAGACCTACCCGGGGCTCCTTAGTCAAAGACAAGTTTGTCT